ACCGGCGCGAGCGGCTGTTCATTCTCGCCACCCGCGAGGGTGACGAGTTGGCCGACCCCGCGCGCCTGCTCTGGGACCCGGTCGAGTGGCGGGAACCGGACGGAGATGATGCGGCTGTGGCCGACGCCCCGCGCCAGTGCAAACGAAAACCGGCAGACCAAGCCGACGCCATCGCAGGAAGCGGGGCAGCACGGCATGAACCTCGCGACGACGGCTGCGCTGTGGCCGACGCCGCAGACCGACAGTTTCCGCAGCCGGGGTGGCGAGAGGCGCGAAGAGAAGGGTCTGGACCGGATGGCGCGGGACTGGCCGACGCCGATGGCGAACGACGGGTGCAAGCCGAGCGCGGGCAACCGGCGGACGGCCGATTTGACCCATGTCAGCCGACTTTGGATGACGCCAACCGCGCGCGATCACAAGGACGGGGCGACGACATTGGCGAACACGCCGGTGAACGGCCTGCTTGGCCGCCAGGTCCTGGTGATGCCGATGGCTGGGAGCGGTACCTCCGATGTGCGCCGGACCTTGAACCCGCTGTTCGTCGAGGCGCTGATGGGCTGGCCCACCGGGTGGACCGGCTTCGCCTTTGTGGCAACGGAGTGGTTCCCTTGGTTGCGGCACATGCGCTGCGAACTCTCGCAGTTGAATTGCTGGCCGATGGATGAGGTGGCGCCAGCATGAAGCAGTCACGCGCCATGTCGCTGGTTGAAGCGGGGGCCAATGTCGTCGTGGGCTATGGGGTCGCGGTTGTCACCCAGATCCTGATCTTCCCGATTTTCGGATTGCACACGACGCTGGCACAGAACCTGAAGCTGGGGCTGATTTTCACAATCGTATCAATTGGCCGCAGCTACGCCTTGCGGCGGTTGTTCGAGCGATTGCGACGGGTCTGACCCCGCTGGCGGTGCCGGAGGACGGATGCTAGCCTTGGCACATGTCAGAATGGCAACACATCGAGATCAACGATCACGGGACCATCGTCGTCCTGCGTCCGATCTCGGATGAGGGTCGGCAGTGGTTCGAGGACAACGTCGGCGATCCCGAGCTGGGTGGCATGTAAACTTGCGAGCCCCGAATGGCGCAGGACATTCTGCAGGCGGCGGCCCGCGATCTGCTAAATTGGCAATGAAAAACCGCCGCCCCGGGTGGGACGGCGGCATCGTGATCTTCCCGGGCTGAGCGATCAGACAGCGGGCAATTTGTAGATCCTCCCACGTCCTTCGACCTTCTCGGACGTCACCTCAAGCCGGAGCTTCTTCTTCAGCGCTCCAGCCATCGCACCTCGAATCGTGTGCGAAGCCCAATTCGTGGCGGTCATGATCTCCTCGATGGTCGCGCCGCCGTCGGCGCGGAGCATGGCGATCAGCTTGGCTTGCTTGGTGCCCTCGCGCGGCGTGCGCGGCTTGGGCGCGGAGTCGGGTTCGGAGGGGGTATCGGGCGAGGCTTCCTCGGTCGGCGCGTCCGCCGCGCCCACGGTCGCGGTGTTCGCGGCGTCTGGCTTGATGCCGATGGCGGCGAGGCCCGCATCGGTGGCGACCAGCGTAGTGCCGTGGCCGTCGCCGGTTTCGCGCCAGACGGGTTCGTCACGGCGCAGGTTGGCATCGACTTCTTCGAGGAAGCCTTTGGCGATCATCGCGCCGACCACCTTGGCGGCGGCACCGCCGCGCAGGTTTTCGGGCAGTGGCAGGGCGATGTGTTCGGGCCGCTGGGCGGCGGCGCTCAGGATCAGGGTTTGGGTGTCGGATAGCTGGGTCATCGTCGTCTCCGTATCGGGGCGCGCGGAATGCCCACCCTTCTACGAGGCCGAGCCCGCCAGTCGGCGGGCGTGACCGGGAGAAGTTGATTTTACTTGGCGTGTTCGCCTTCCTTGAAGGCGCTATCGGTGATCTGGCGCAGCAGGCCCGCATGATGATTGAGGGTGCCGACATGGCCCCAATTGACCTCGTCAGGGTGGGCGTCGAAATGGTCCGCGCTGAGGGTGGTCAGGCGTTCGAGCATCGCGTCGATCTCGATCTTCGCGGCGAGGAATGCGTCGAGGGCTTTGGAATTGTCGGTGGCGCGGCGGGTGGTCATGGCTTGGTCTCCGGGGTTGAGTTGCATCGTTTTCCTGTGACAACCATCGCTCTTCTGGACTGATTTTCGTAGGCAAATCTAAGCAATATCAGTTCGTTATGATAGTGCATCGCTATGTCATCCGATCCGGTCGGGATCGATCAGCGCCGTCTGTTCGGCCTCATGGCGCTGCGCAGCATCTGGCGGGTCGCGGCGGGCGTTGACCATGGCCACGAACAGCGCGCGGGCGATTGAGGCCACTTCGTCGGCTCCGGCGCTGGAAAGCGTGACGTCATGGATCGCGATGGCCTCGCCCAGATCGGTGAGGGCATAACGCGTGGCGAACTCCGCCTCGCCCGGGTCGCAGGTGATCGTGTCGCGATCCTCGGGACTGACTGCAACGCTGCGACAGAACCGCAGGTCAAAACCGATGGCGCAGTTGCGCCGGACAAGATCAGTGAGCGTTTCACCTTCGGGCAGGCAGTTCAGGGCAAGGGTCATGGCTGGGGCCTTTCAGGCATGGGGATATCAGGGGTGATGTCGGCCCAAGTGCCGCCCTGCCAGATGTAAAGGTGGCAGAACTGACAGGTCGGGCATGGCAGCATCTGCGGCGCGCGTGGCGGCACGAAGCCGTCCAGTTCATCGGCACGCACCTGCCTGATCTCACTGGCTGCGAGAATGTCCTCGGGCGTCCAGCGCGCGAGCGCGGGCAGCATGTGTGTGGGATATCCATCATAATGGACATAGACATGCGCCCATTCCTCGGGCCCAGTTTGAATGGCGATCTGCGCGCGTGTGCTCATGGTTCTGCTCTCCCTCAGATCAGGTGCAAGCTGGCCAGCACAGCGCTGGCGGCGGCAAGCTGGGTGGTCGGCAGCTCAATCTTGAGATGCGAGATCACGTCCGAGGCTTCGGCGGTGATCCCGTCTTCGCGCAGCGCGGCCTCGATGGCCTCGGCGACGGCGTTCGGGCGCGAGCGGTCGAATTGTGCGGGAAGCGCTGCGTGGTCTATACGGATGGTTGTAATTGCGGTCATGATTTGGTCTCCGATCCGGGGTGATTTCCTGATCCAAGAATCGCTCCATCGCAGGGTATAATCAACTCATTTCAAAGCAATATCATTGCTTTATGAACGGCAAAGGGCGTGCGATGCAGGGGATGAGCGAGCGCCAGTATGCCGCCCATGTTGGCCTGTCACGGGGCGCCATCCAGAAAGCCAAGGAGGCGGGGCGGTTGGTTCATCACGCCGATGGGTCGATTGATGCGGCCGCGTCCGATGCGCGCCGCGCCGCGATGACGGACCCCGCCAAGCAACGGGGTGAGGCAAAGAAAGCGCCACCACCCGCACCCAAGCTAAAGCCGGTCCCCGACACCGCGGTATCGGCGGTTGGTGAGACATTACGCGAGGAAGGGTTGCCCGCCCCAGTCTCTGGCGGGGGCACAACCTTCCTGCAGGCAAAGACCGCCAACGAGGTGCTGAAGGCGCAGGAGCGCAAGCTTAAGCTGGCCAAGCTGAAGGGTGAGCTTATCGACCGCGACCGCGCGGTGGGGCTGGTCTTCCGGCTGGCCCGTGAGGAGCGCGACGCCTGGGTGACTTGGCCCGCGCGCGCGGCGGCGCTGATGGCGTCGGAATTGGGAGTGATGATTGCGGATCAGGGAAGTCTGGAGCCCGTCATGATGCAGAAGGTGCTGGAAGCCCATGTCCGTGCCCAACTCGACAGCCTCGCCGAGGTCCGCATCGACCTTCGCTGAGGGCAATGACGGACTGGCGGCCTTCGAGGGTGCCGATCAACTGCTGCGGGCTTGGGGCCGGGGGATGCAGCCAGACGCCGATCTGACGGTGTCGGAATGGGCCGATACACACCGGATGCTGGGATCACGGGCCAGCGCCGAGCCGGGCCGCTATCGCACAGCGCGCACGCCCTACATGCGCGAAATCATGGATGCGCTGTCGCCGAGTTCTGCTGTCCAGCGCATCGTATTCATGAAGGCCGCACAGGTCGGCGCGACGGAGGCTGGGAACAACTGGATCGGCTTTGCCATCCACCAGGCACCGGGGCCGATGCTGGCGGTGCAGCCGACGGTGGAACTGGCGAAACGCAATTCGCGCCAGCGGATCGATCCGCTGATCGAGGAAAGCCCGGAGTTGCGGGAGCGTGTCAAACCGGCGCGGTCGCGCGACGCGGGCAACACGATGCTGTCGACGGAATTCGCGGGCGGCATCCTGATCATGACCGGGGCGAACTCGGCCGTGGGGCTGCGCTCGACACCGGCACGCTACATCTTTCTGGACGAGGTCGATGCCTATCCGGCCTCGGCCGATAATGAGGGGGATCCAGTCAGTCTGGCTGAAGCGCGGTCGCTGACCTTCGCGCATCGGCGCAAGGTGTTTCTGGTCTCCACCCCGACGATCCGGGGGCTGAGCCGGATCGAGCGGGAATACGAGGCCAGCGACCAACGCCGGTTTTTCGTGCCATGCCCGCATTGCAGCCAGTTTCAGTGGCTGAAGTTCGAGCGGCTGCGCTGGGAGAAGGGGCGACCGGAGGCGGCGGCATACCATTGCGAGGGCTGCGACCGGCCCATCGCCGAACATCACAAGACGGCACTGCTGGAGGCAGGCGAGTGGCGGGCAACCGCTGCCGCCGCCGATCCCGGCACCATCGGCTATCACCTCTCGGCGCTCTATTCGCCGATTGGCTGGCTCAGCTGGGAGCGGATCGTGCGGGCATGGGAAGCAGCGCAGGGCTCGGACGAGGCAATCCGGGCGTTCAAGAACACGATCCTTGGCGAAACATGGGTGGAAACCGGCGAAGCGCCGGACTGGTCGCGGCTCTATGATCGC